TGAAAATACGTAGCACGCATGCCAACGCTACACAACATTCCTGCAACATCACATCTATAGATTTTAATCAAGAAATCTACAGCAAAAGAAACCTCCTCAACTGAAGACAAACTATTCAAGAGAGAATCAGTCATCATCATCTTAGGAGCGGATATCATACCTAAAACACCCGTACGACAAACATCAAGAATCCTAGCCATCTGTTCCTTCGTATACACAGAATACGCATCAACAGGAACAGCATAAGAAACATTACGAAACATTCGTCGCGATATAACTTCTTCAGGGTAAACGGCAACCGGCATCTGGTGCCACTCACGAGCCAAGAAGAAATCATGATCTTTCGGCAAAAAGGCTATCGGAATCCAAGTTCCAGGATAGAACTGCAAATAATCCGCAAAATAAGCCACGACATGCGGCATAATAATATTCCAGGAGAAGTGCAACCAAGGTCGCCACAACAACGGAACATAAGAAATACCTACATGCATACCAAAAGGAAGGAGAGCAATTATTCCAACTGGCCCAAAGCCACACATACTAATCTTATTACTATACTCAGAAAGTGCAAAGTAATACGCTCCAAACAAGTGCTTAAATATCTCCTCGACAAAGACATGAGACAACATCTCATACCAATTCTTGGGATATCCACTTTCGACAACTCCAAGATTGTAGATCAAGGCTATTATAAAAACAATCAACTCAATCCACTTCTCAGACATAAAGCTAAACACATTCATACCTTGCATACAAAGGCCTATAAGAGCCCACATAGACAACATAGACATCGTGTCCTGCATCGTTCCTAAGACCCCTCCAAGGGGCCTAAAAACATGCCTAAACTTTACGAATAAACGTCGCGTCAAGATACCATCACGTATCAAAAGACGCCTATCAAAGGAATCAACTTTATCCAAAGCATCCAAAAAATCTTTAAAGACTCTAGCTTTGCAATAAACAGGAAAGTTAAAACTATACGACCCAAATCTAGTCGAACCATACAGTTTTTCACTTTGTCCTCCACTCCACATCCGAGCGAGAGCCGACGTATTCTTAACCGGATTGCCATCTCTCACAGAGAAGGTTGACCAATTAATCCTACTACGCTCTCTAGCGTCAGGAAAATGTAGAGATTTTTGCGGCAATCTAACCGCAGTCTGCCTTTCTAAAGGCACACGGTCAAAATCACACTCTCTCTCTATCAAAGCAAGCATAGCGCCATCTAAAGCGCAACACCTACCACCAGCATCAAAATCACTAAAATCTGAATCATAGCAATCTTCGTCTTCACTCAAGTGGTTAGACAAAGGTTCAGTTGAGCACTG